TTCTTACACCGCAAGCGTTATGAGTAAAATTGGTCACATGATGTGGGCTGATGAGTTTTTAGAATTGTCTGGAGAAACTGAAGCAATTGCCGGTTCTGGAATAATGGTTGAGTCCTCTTGGACTCCTGAGCATCGAGAAGGTGATTTTTGGCAATATAACTTTGACATAATTCCTGGGTCTACAAATTACGAATCCACAGAAGCTAAGGTTGGCAAAATAGAAAGAGCAATGGAAAAACTTCAGCAAATGTATCCAATGATTCAAGCTGCGGGAGGCGAAATTGACGTTGAAGCTCTTACTAGGGTTTACGCTGAATACCTTGAAATACCAGAAATTCAAAACATCATTACATTTAGCAAATCGTTAAATCAAATGGATCAAATGGGTAGTGGCGGTTCTGAACAAAGAATGCCAAGCAACACAACTAGGAATTATGTTAGACGCAATGTTCCTACAGGCGGGACTCCGCAAGCCAGAAGTCAGGCGTTGCAGCAAAGCATGTACGGAAATGAAAGCCAAAATCAGCAAAACATGCTAAATGAGTCAGGAGCATAATTGTGAGCAAAAAAACTTTCAAAACAAGCAAAGGTTTCAGGACTGTGTTCGCAAAGGTTAAGCCGAATTTCAGAAAGAACCGTAGTGACGTTTTTAACGTGCCAAATGTCAACAATGCAATTAGTCAAGCTAACCCATTGGAATCTCAAAGCATTGGAGTACACCGTTCTCAAGTTCAAGAGTTTAACGAGATGTATCGGGACGCTGGGATTGTTGGCGCGATGCACAAAGAAAACGGAAACCTTGTGATGGAAAGCCGTCAAGCTCGAAATGAAGTGCTAAAACTACGAGGATGTAGAGATAACGATGCCGGTTACGGCGATTACTGTGGTGAACATAACTAGGAGATGGAAATGGGCGAAGAAAAAGAGCAGCCGCTAAGAACAGAGCAATTGATTAACGAAGACGGAGTGCTTGACGAAAAAGCGGCTGGTGCGGCAATAGATAAAGTGATGGAGAAAACTAAACAAGAAAATATTGAAATACTAAAACAAAACACACAGCCAACATCTGATGAAAAAATTCCAGATGAAGGTGGTGATGCCAATGGTAATGAGAAATCTGCCGTTGATGACTGGGTAAATACGGAGGAAATGCAGGAGCTTATAGAAAGTCTTGGATATACAAACGAAGATGCGTTAAATTTTTCAAAGCAAGAAGATTTTGAAACTCATGTCAGGCTTGTAGACAGAAAAAGCATTGAGGAACAAGAGCTTGCACTTGATTTAAACGACGAATCTGAACAAAGAGACTTGTTTAAAGAAAGAGCAGATAAACAACATCGTGAAAATGGCAGATTTGCTAAAAAAGACGATCCGTTGCCTACTCTTGATCCAGACGAATTTGATGAGCAACTGATTGAAGTGATGGAAGCTAGGGACGCGAAAATCGCAGAACTGGAAGCAAGGCTTAATGACGCAGGTAACGACAAAGTGTTAAAGCAATTTGACACTATTGTTGACAACATGGGTTATCCAGAGTTGTTTGGTCATTCAGACAATCTAAACGAATCCGATAAAGGTTTGAGAGATAGGTTGTTTGAGGAATACAAAACAATTTACAACATCTTGGAAGCAAGAGGTAAGTCTGTAACTGGTAAGCGAACAAACGAAACTATGGTTAAGCGAGCTTTTAATTTAGAGTTCGCGGATGAAATTAAAAAAAGTAACCGCCAAAAATTGAGCAAGAAAGTCAAAAAACAATCAAAAAGGATTACCGGCAGTAATGCTGGTTTGCGTAGCGATCATTATGATGGCGATGTAACTAAAGACCCTGTTTTGCATAAATTGTTTGATGAATTTGTTGCCGAAAATGGCTAACATAAAGGTTTGAGACAATGGCACTATATCATCATCAAATCGACGATTTTGTCGAATTAACACTTAACCGATTCAAGAAAAATGAATGGGTTGACATTTCACTTCCTTTGCAAGAATACAAGTTCGCTGGACGTGTGTTTGAAGCAAAGAAAAAAGCCGAACGTGGTGGTGCGCGGCTGGAATGGAAACTGCGAACTAAAAACCAAGGGACTGCAAAGCATTCTGGTTTGTTTGCGGTAGACGATACTAATCGTCGAAACGTGATGACCAACGGAAAGCAGGAATGGTCAAAACAGACTGTCAATTACATTTATGACATTGACGAAGAAAATTTCCAAAGTGGAGCGGAGACAATCATTCGCGAAATGCAATTGCTTGAGCAAGGGCTTTACAATGATTTCTTTGAGTTGATGGAAACAGCCATGTGGACTGCGCCATCATCAAGTTCTCTTGACCCAATGCCTCCTGCTGGTATTCCTTTCTGGCTTCAAAAGAATGATACGCTTGGTTTTAATGGTGGCAATCCTGATGGTTGGTCAAGCGGTGCTGGAACTGTTGATTCAACAGTTTACGACCGATGGAAAAACTACAGCGGAACCTACAAGCAGGTAAGCCGTGACGATCTTGTTGAAAAAATTGTCAATGCTTGTGATTTCACTTATTTCAAGGCTCCAAAAAGCTACGCTGAAATTGGTGGTGGAAAGCCGGATTATGAGTTTGTGACTGTTCATTCCGTTTTGGCTACCATGCGTCGATTGCTGCAAGCTGGCAACGATAACCTTGGTGCTGATGTGGCAAAATGGGCTGGAAATGTTTTGATTAAAGGAAACCCAGTTGACTGGTGTCCTGCAATTTCAAACTCAGATTCCGAAGCCTACGATTCGCAGGCTCCATTTTACGGAATCAACTGGAAGAAGTTTGAATACTATTTCAAAACTGGTCGAAACATGATGAAACACGCGCCGGTCAAAGCTGCAAACCAGCACACCGTTCGCGAGCGACACATGGACAACTGGGGTAACTTCGTTTGTTACGACCGACGACAAGGTGGCTTTGTTTTCCACGTTGCCTAGTAGTGGCGTTTTTGGTTAGGGGTGTCCAGAGTTTACTTAATTTTTTTTGAGGATAAAAGCGATGCAGTTTTTAAATAAACATGAAGATCAACTCAAGCGTGGGTTGACCTATGACCTGTGGAAAAACTTTCCCGCAGGCGAAATATTTGTTCGTGGCGATGCCAGTGAAGGTGTTGGGTGCAAACTTGACGTAGGTGCTGCACCTTACGCTGCTGCCGGTGCGGGGGCTGTCCTTGCAGGTAATGGTGTTCGGGCGTTTACCGATGCAACTGGAACCGTAGCCGGACTGACTCAAGCTCAGTATTCCGGTGGTACTGGATTCCGAATGACATCATCTGTTGATAACGAAGCTGCTGAATTGCAATGGGGTGGCGGTGGTGAACCGTTTATCATTTCAGACACAGCAGCCGATGCTAAAGAGCTATGCTTTGAATGTTGCTTCCGAGTTGACTCGGTAACAGCAAACGATGTTGCGTTCTTTATCGGATTAGCCGGTGCTGGCACTCTTGATGGCAATATGATTGCTGACAATGGTGCTGACATTGCTGATCGCGACATGGTTGGATTGATGTCAACTCACGCCGACACAACCGGCGTGGATGTAATTTACCAAGACACGGGTAGTGCGTTTACTGTCCACAAAGCTGACTTTGCAACTATTGCAGTCAACACTTGGTACATTTTTGGTATGCGGTACTTGCCGAATACGAAGAAGTTGGATTTGTATTGGGGTGTTGGCGACCGCTCGACTCCGTTGGTTAAGTCGTCCGATCCAATTATCTCAACTGACATTGCCGATGGTGTCTTTCCAGACGGCCAAGGTCTTTGTCCGACAATTGCAATCAAGGGTGGTCATGCAGATGACGTGTCTCTTGACATTCGATCTCTTGCTTGTGCGCAAGTGAGCTATGCGGCAGACTAGCGGTTCGTTACCGTTTTTTTAGAGCCTCCCCTTAGTTGCTCCATCTCCAAAGGGGAGGCTCGTTTTTTACAAAAGGTAAATTATGCCAATTTTAAATGACGGTACGCCGGTTTCTGCTGCTTCTGCCTCGGCAATGACAATTAGCTACGCCCAGCTATCGGAAGAAGTCGGGGAGTATCTTGGCATTGGGAGAGATTCATTTAGTGATCTTGAAGAAACGCGAGTCAATTCAATTATCAGGTCAGGTTTGCGGCAAGTTTATTACCCGCAACATTTTAAAGAAGGAATGACGCACCAGTGGTCATTCATGCGACCGGAAGCACAAATTGTTACTACCGCAGCGTATACAACGGGAACTGTAACAATTTCGTCTGGAGTTGTTACTTTGTCGGGCGGGACTTGGCCTAGCTGGGCAGAACAGGGCGAGTTAAATATCAACAGTCAAGTTTATACAGTTAATGTCAGAGATTCTGACACGCAAATCACGCTAGATGATTTAACTGCAACTGCTGCCGCAGGAACAACTCACAGTTTAAACAGACCGTCTTATGATTTACCGGAAGGTTTTGACGGAAATTTTGATGGCAATCTTCATTACAAAACTGGAGACAACACGCTGTGGCCTTCAATTAAAATTACTTCGCCAGCAATGGTTAGGGGAAGGAAGCAAACTTACAATGGTTCAGACCGTCCAGTAATTGCTTCAGTTCAACCTAAAAGTTTTGTTGCAGCAACAGGGCAAAGATGGGAAATCACGTTTTACCCTTCGCCAAGCGATTCTTGGACATTTTATGGTCGCTACAAAATTAGCCCTTTGATGATTGACGGAAGTTCTAAGTACCCGCTTGGAGGCGTGGCAATGGCAGAAGTGTTTTTAGAGTCATGCCTTGCTGTTGCAGAAAAACGATTTGTGGAAGATTCAAAAATACATCAACAAGAATTTTCTCGGCTTTTAGCTCAGGCAATAAACCACGATGCTGATGCGTTTTCGGCTAATTTCTTAGGTTACAATTCGGACAATTCAGATTCTCGCGGCTTAAATGACAATAGTCGTTATGTTGGCAATGCAATTCATTCATACGAAGGGGTCGTTTACTACGACTAGAAATAATGACAAATTTTTCAATAGCAGAAGCGTATTCGGTAGGCACAGATGCAGACGGAAGCAGCAGCGATGCAATTGGGTATGGAGAGTTTGATTGCGGAATGGTTTACATTCCTAATGGCTCATCTATTACTTCATTGACTTGGCTGGCTTGTGATACACTTGGCGGTGAATACGAGCCTGCAAAGCACACTGTAAATTCAGGCTTAACGCCTTTAACTTACGTTGCAACTGTCCAGACTGTTGCGGCAAATGGGGCGTACCCAATTCCACAGGACTTAGTTGGTGCTGTGGGTATCAAGGCTGTTGCAAATGCAGCAGGCGTTGTTTTAGTTAGCTTAAAAAGCAGATAAGGAAAAAAGATGAGTGGACACAGAGCAGCACACGACATGGCAAAGGCTCCTTTGCAACTTACAGATGGTGGCGATGCAAGCATCATTGGCATTGATCGGTTTGGTGGGATTGTTGAACTGGAAACAGCAGCAGCGGAAACAAGAACTCTTGCTGATCCAATTGGCGGTGGCTTGATGG